ATATGCTACGGAAAGACAGAACGGCTGGATGTCTGCCAACGATATCCGTGAAAAGGAAGATATGAATATGCTTTCTGAGGAGGAAGGCGGTAACCTGTATCTCGTAAATGGCAGCTTTACAAAACTTGCAGATGCAGGAGCATTTGCAAATCCGGCAAAGGAGGAAGAAACTGAATGAAGAAATTCTGGAACTTCATAAAGAATGAAGATACATCAGAAACAGAGCTTCTGTTTAACGGCCCTATCTCTGAAGATACCTGGTGGGGAGATGAGGTCACACCCGCACTGTTCCGTGATGAACTCTCAAAAGTAAGCGGAAATCTGACAGTCTGGCTGAACTCACCGGGCGGCGATGTGTTCGCAGCAAGTCAGATTTATTCCATGCTGAAAAATCATAAAGGCAAAGTTACCGTGAAAATTGACGGTATTGCTGCATCAGCGGCTTCTGTTGTAGCAATGGCTGGCGATGAAACGCTGATTGCGCCGACGGCCATGATGATGATTCACGACCCTTCTACATCAGCAATGGGCAATAAAGCGGATATGGAAAAGGCAATTGAACTTCTGGAAGAAGTCAAGGAGTCTATCATCAACGCATATGAAACCAAATCCCATCTCAGCCGAAATAAGATTGCAAAACTGATGTCCGACGAAACATGGCTCAATGCGAAAAAGGCGCATGAGATGGGATTTGTTGACGGGATTCTCTTTGCCGAAAATAAGAAACCTTTCCCTCCCGAAGAGGGGGAAGAAGAGCCTGACGAGGATGAGAAAAAGGAAGATACATTGACCGCTATGACTTATTCAAAATCAAAGAATCTATCTGCGTTCTTATCAAAGGTATCTGCATCGGCAGAACCTGTCAAAGGCACACCCATTGACCAGCTTGAAAAAAGACTGGCATTACTGAAATACTAACAGGAGGATTTTAACTATGGCTATGACGATTCAGGAACTGAGAGAAAAGAGAGCGAAAGCTTGGGATACAGCACGTGATTTTCTCGACAGCAAGAGAAATGCAAACGGCGTTCTCAGCGAGGAAGATTCCAAAACATATGATGCAATGGAAAAGACCATTGTTGACCTTGGCAAGGAAATACAGCGTCTGGAAAGACAGGCTGAAATTGAAGCAGAAATGAACAAGCCTACTTCAACACCTGTTCTCGGCAAGCCTGCCACACCGGACGTAACGGAAAAGACAGGTACAGCAAGCGACAGCTACAAAGCGGCTTTCTGGAACAGCATCAGAAATCGAAACTGGATTGATGTCAATAACGACCTGCACATTGGCACAGATGCAGAGGGCGGTTATCTTGTTCCAGACGAGTTTGAAAGAAAACTGGTGGAAGCATTGGAGGAAGAAAGTATCTTCCGTCAGATGGCAACGGTTATCAAGACTTCCAACGGCGACCGCAAGATTCCGATTGTGACTTCCAAGGGCGAAGCAGTCTGGATGGACGAGGAGCAGCAGTATACGCTCTCCGATGATACATTCGGTCAGGCATCGCTTTCCGCATATAAGCTGGGAACAGCAATCAAGATTTCTGAGGAACTGCTGAACGACAGTGTATTTGACCTGCCGTCCTACATTGCCCGTGAATTTGCCCGTCGTATCGGTGCAAAGGAAGAAGAGGCATTCTTTGTTGGTGACGGCAAGGGCAAGCCGACAGGTATCTTCCATACCGTAGGCGGTGCAGAAGATGGTGCAACAACAACCGGTGCAAACATTACCTTTGATGATGTGATGGAACTGTTCTATTCTCTCAGAAGTCCGTACCGCAAGAAGGCTGTGTGGGTTCTCAACGATTCCACGGTTAAGGCACTTCGTAAGCTGAAGGATAACACAGGCAACTATATCTGGAATCCGTCTGTGCAGGCGGGTGTGCTGGATACCATTCTCAATCGCCCTTACAAAACATCAAGCTATGTGCCGGAAATCAAGGCTGGCAACAAGTGTATGGCATTCGGTGACTTTAGTTACTACTGGGTGGCTGACAGACAGGGACGCTCTTTCAAGCGACTGAATGAACTCTTTGCTATGACCGGACAGGTTGGCTTTCTTGCAAGTCAGAGACTGGACGGCAAACTGATTCTCCCGGAGGCTATTAAGACACTTACCATCAAGAAAGCGTGATGTAAATGATAACGCTGAAAGAAGCGAAAAATTATCTGAGAGTGGATTACGATGAGGACGACAGGTTGATTCAGAATCTGCTGCTTACAGCTAAAAATCTGGTAATGGACGTTGGCAGAATGGACGAGGATGCTTTTGCCAGAAATGAAGATACGGTGCGGACAGCGATGCTTTTCGCACTTGGTTATCTTTATGAAAACAGAAGTAATCCCGATTATCAAAAGCTAACGCTGAATCTCAGGTCAATTCTGTTTGCACAGAGAGAGGGCGTGATGTAATGGAAATCGGAAATCTGAATCAGAGAATTACCATTCTGGAACACAGAACTGTTATTGACGAGATCAGCAACCATATCACCAAATGGGAAGAAACATTCTCCCTGTGGGCAAATGTGACCGTGAAAACAGCAAGTGAAACCACTGATGCAGGAATAACCAAAGAGGTACAGAAGCTTGAATTTCTCGTTCGTCAAAGCCCTGCATCACTGAACATCAACAGCACCAATTTCCGTATACTGTTCCGAAACAGTATCTACAACATCACAGGAATTATTCCCCTTTATGACCACAACGATTACCTGAAAATTGAGGGAGAAACAAGAAAGGCAGGTGTCCCCGATGACTTCAATTGATAATATGGCTGCTGAAATCATGAAAGGTCTGACGGAATACGCCGACCTTGCAAATGAAAGCATGAAAAAGGCTGTAAAGAAAACTGCCACAGAGGTAAAAAAAGAAATCTCCGCCAATGCACCAAAGGACACCGGTGCTTACGCAAAAAGCTGGGCAGTTAAAAAGACAAAGGAAAACAGCCATTCTCTGGAAATGACTGTTCACAGTAAGAATCGCTATCAGTTGGCACATCTCCTTGAAAAAGGCCACGCCAAGCGTGGCGGCGGACGTGTGGCAGGAAAAGCGCATATATCCCCTGCAGAGGAAAACGGCGTACAGCTGTTTGAAAAACTGATCGAGGAGGCACTTAAATGACCTACGAACAAATCGCAGAAATGATGGAAGAAATGGGGCTGCCTTTTGCTTACCACCATTTCGCTGAGGGCGAAAGTCCAGCACCTCCTTTTTTACTATTTTTATCTCCCGGAGAGAATACATTTTCTGCGGATAATCAGATGTATTTCAGCTTTAAACAGCTGGATATTGAATTATATACAGACATTAAGAATCCTGAACTGGAAAAGCAGATAGAACAGGTTCTGAAACGTCATAAAATCTACTATACAAAATCAGAAGTATGGATAGAGTCCGAAAAACTCTATGAAGTACTTTACGAAACGGAGGTATAACTTATGGCAAACAAAAAGAATAAGGTTAAATTCGGTTTGCAGAATGTGTACTGGGCAAAGATTAACGAATGGGGTGTAGACTCCGATGGCAACAGGACTTTCCCTGCATATGGAGAGTCAAAGCATCTGCCGGGTGCTGTATCGTTATCTATTGATGCAAACGGCGAGGCCGAGAATTTTTACGCGGACAACGGTGTATATTACGTGATTAACAACAACGCCGGCTACACCGGTGACCTTGAAATTGCCCTTATCACAACCGAATTTGCGACGGAAATCCTTGGAGAAATTCTCGACAACAACGGCGTTCTTGTGGAAAGAAATGATACAGAACTTGCACAGTTTGCATTGATGTTTGAGTTTCTTGGAGACAAGCACCACATCAGACACGTGATGTATTGCTGCTCAGCTTCACGTCCTGCGACAGAATCTGCAACTACAGAGGAAAGCACAGAAGTTAAGACGGAAAAGCTGACGCTCAAGGCGACGCCTTTGCCGACGGGTCTTGTAAAGTCCAAGACAACTGAAAGTACATCGGATACAGTTTACAACAACTGGTTCAAGACACCCTACAGCCCAAGTACACAAACAGCCACAACAACTACCAAGACATCTTAAGGAGGTACTGCTATGTCTATCAAGAAGAATATTACCATTGACGGTATGGAGGTACCATTCAAGGCAAGTGCAGCTGTGCCACGTCTTTATCGTCTGAAGTTCCACAGGGATATTTACAAGGACTTTGCATCGCTGAAAACGGATGTGGAAGAGGGAGATGAGAACAAAAGCGAACTCGATATTGAGAGCCTTGAGGTTTTCGAGAACATCGCCTACATCATGGCAAAACACGCCGACCCGGAAAACGTTCCCGACAGCCCTGATGATTTCCTGGAACGGTTCAATACGTTTAGTATTTATGAGATTCTTCCTCAGCTGATTGAATTGTGGGGACTGAATACAGCAACACAGGTTGAGTCTAAAAAAAACATCGCCCGACTGACCGGCCGATGACTACTCCGCTTTTTCTCCTGAGATGCAAACAGCTCGGTCTTTCCATGACCGAGCTGGATTTGCTGACAATTGGGCTTATCAATGATATGTTCACGGAACGTGAAAATGATGATTACGATGGCTGGAATGAGGTCGCTGGACAGGCGGATTTTGATAATTTCTAAATAGCCTCTTTACTTTTTTCTCTTTATGCAGTATAATAAAGGAAAAGATTCTAAGGGGTGGAAATATGAGTAATTTTAGAGATGAAGATTATGCTTATATTCTTGGAGATTGTCTGCATGATATTTTTTATGTTGATTCATCTTACCGTGGAAAAATTGCTCAAATGAGGTTGCTTTCTGAAATAATAGTAAGGAAGCTGATCGATTATAATCCAGATGATCAGTTGACAATCGGTGACAAGGAAGTCCTAAAGACTGTAAAAGCTCTCACATACGGAGACCATTTTAAGAAATGTATTCTTGCTGTTAAGAATGATACAACTGACTATTACGCAGCGAATTCCTGTTCACATTTAAAAGTACGTTCGCAAATAACACAAGATGATTATAACAAGATCTATGAGCATTTACTTGATCTTATTTCTTGCTTATTTATTCAGTTCTTTTCCAAGCATACTTTTGGCACGAACCAAAAGATAGTTAGCTGTTTTTCTTTGCTCCCGCCTATTATTCGATACAAGGTGCTGAGTTTTTTATATGCTAATGACAACCATAACATTATTTTGATCGATAAATTAGTGTTAGTAACATTAAAAGAATTTGGGAAGGAAAAGACGACTCAATGGCTTGAAGACAATAAAGCTCATTTGACTTCAATTCCAACTGATTTTTATGATAATATGTATCAATACTCTCTACGAACAGTGGCAACAAACATGAAAGCAACATATCAAACAATGGAAGAGGCAAAGGTGTTCTTCAATCACAATAAAAAAGCTTTTGTTGAGGACACCGAGGAAGAGGTGCGAGACTTTGCCAAATTGATGGAATTTTTCTATACCGGAAGAAAGCTGGACACAAAAATAGTTCCGTCAGAATATGTTGTGAGCTTTCATGACAAAAAATAACTGCCATTTATGTAAGGAGGAATGATTTGTATGCCGTACAATGCTTTAGGTGATCTGTATAAGATCGAAGTTGTCAAAAGGCTTCAAAAAATGGGATGCAATGTCAAAAGTGTTCATGCCTTAAATCTGATTTTAGAGAAAATGGGCATCCTTATTCATTCTGGAGATCATTGGCTCACTTCAAAAAACGGGGTTAAGTACACCATATACAGCAGTCAAGTATTCGATGCTGATGCGTGGCACCCTTCAATTGTTGATGCTGTTCTTGAATATTTACAAAATAGCGGAAGAGCCTAAAATATTAAATACACACAAAGCACTTGCTACGGCAGGTGCTTTTTTCATGCCTTTTTGCAGGAGGTGAAACCACATGGCAAACAGAATCAAAGGCATTACAGTTGAAATCGGCGGTGATACCACCAAACTTTCCAAGGCTCTGGAAGGTGTTAACAAGAACATCAAGAGTACTCAGACGCAGCTGAAGGACGTGGAAAAGCTTCTGAAGCTTGACCCGAAAAATACAGAACTGCTTTCCCAGAAACAAAAGCTGCTTGCTGACAGCATTGCTACTACCAAGGAGAAACTCACCACGCTGAAAAC